ACAAAGCTGACATCCCTGCGCCAATCCTTAAGGCTCTGGAAGAAGCTGAAGTTGCTAAGGCAGATGCTGAACTGACTAAACGTGCAGAAGAAGCCCTACCTAACTTCAATATCGACGTAGCTAAAACACTTATTGCTAAGTTTGATACAGATGAAGCAGTTATGGAAGCTCTGAAGGGTGCTGATGCAGTATTCGGAGAGTCTATGGAAGAATTTGGTAAGTCTGATGCTGATGGCAACTTCGCTACAGCACAGGACAAGCTGGATGCCCTCGTTAAGTCTTATATGGACGAAAACAAAATCAAGAAGAGCCAATATGCTGTAGCTTATGCCGCAGTTGCTAAGACCGATGAAGGTAAAGCTCTTATCAACAAATCCTATAAAGGAGAATAAATATGGCTGTAATGCAGTCCCGTGATACACGGTCTTTTGTTGCTGGTGAGAGTCTCGCCGCAGCACAATTTAAATTCGTTACTCTGGAGAGTGACGGTCAAGTAGATCTAGCAGATTCTGCTGGTGAAAATTGCATTGGTGTTCTGTTGAATAACCCTGCCGCTGGCGCTGCTGCAACTGTAGCAGTCTCAGGTAAGGTTATGGTAACTTCTGGTGGTACTATTGCCGCTGGTGCAGCCGTTGCAACTGATGCTTCTGGTGACGCAGTTACCGCAGCTTCAACAAATATCATCATGGGTTACGCTTTGGAAGCAGCAGTTGACGGTCAAGTTATGGCTATCGAGTTGATCCAAGGTGGCAACGCTGCTGCTTAATTGCAAGAAAGGAATAATTAAATGCCCTTGCTAACTCCATCCGCAGTGCATGTAGATCAGCCGCTGACTAACCTAACGCTGGCTTATGCACAATCACAAGAGAACTTTATCGCTGATAAGGTTTTCCCAACTGTCGGTGTTTCAAAACAATCTGACAAATACTACATCTATGACCGTGCGAACATGAACCGTACTGGTGATGTAGCTAAACTAGCTCCACGTACAGAAGTAAACCGTATCGGTATGACTTTATCGACCAGCAGCTACTTTGCTGACGTATACGGTCTAGGTATGGACTTTGATGAGCAAACTTTGGCTAACGAAGATGCTATGTTGGACATCCGTTCTGCTGGTGCTGAAACTTTGGCGATGCGTCTGATGATCCATCGTGAAGAGCAGTTTGCAACCAACTTCTTCTCAACAGGAGTTTGGGGAACAGACAACACATTGTCAGGCACTTCACAGTGGTCAGACTACACCAACTCAACACCAATCCAAGATGTAACTGCTGCTCGTCGTGTAGTACAGTTGGCTTCTGGTGGCTTCAAGCCAAACACAATGGTTGTTGGTAAAGAAGTACGTGATAAACTGATCAATCACCCAGACATTCTGGCACGTTTGAACGGTGGCGCAACTGTAACTAACACAGCTTTGATCACAGATGCTAAGTTGGCTGAAATCTTTGAGGTAGAGAACTTCTACGTCATGGAAGCTGTCAAGAACTCATCAGTAGAAGGTGTTGCAGAAAGCAATGCGTTCATCGGTGGTAAGAATGCTCTGTTGGCTCACACACCAAACAATGCTGGTCTTATGTCACCAGCCGCTGGTTTGACCTTCGCTTGGAATAACCTAGAAGGTGTGAACAACTTGGGTATCACTGTTGAGTCATTCTCAGATGATGCTCTGAAGCGTCAGCAAATCGCTGAGATGATCCAAGTTAAAATGTCTTACGATATGAAAGTCGTAGGCGCTGACTTGGGTTACCTCTTCGCTGCTGCTGTAGCTTAATTTACATTGGTGGGGGCTGTAGTAATGGCCCCTGCCATCCTTCCCCGACAAAAGGTAGTACAATGATCCGACAAGAGAATATGCCATTTCAAATAGACCGCCCAGTCTTTGTTAAGTACCCATTTCAATCTTTGGGTAGACAGCTAAAGAAGGGTGAGGAGTTTAAATGGAAAGAGATTGGTGTAAGTGAAGATAAAGCACTAATCTTATACACACAAGGTTTCATTCATCATAACTCAGAGTTTGAAGTAAGGCTTAAAGTTGGTGATGGACTAGAGCAACTAGACATAGATGGTTTGCATGGTCTTGTGGACAGTATCAACGATAAAGTAAACTCTAAGACAAAATCTGAAGCTGAGTTCCAAAAGAAGAAGTGTAAGAAGTCTAAGATAGTTGATAAACAGCGTGGGCTTATTCGTAGCTGGCGTAGAAATTATGGTCACATGGAGACTTAAAGAATGGCTTGGTCGTATGATGCAACTGATTTGGGTACAAGTACAGCCTCTGGGCGTTTGAACTCTGTACGGCTCCTTGTGGGAGACACTGACACTAACGACCAACAAGTTCAGAATGAAGAGATTACTTTTGCTTTAGCTCAGACAAGTAACAACATCTATCAAGCTGGTGCTTGGACTGCTAGAACAATCGCTGCACAATACTCTCGTAGGGTCACACAGAACCTGTCAGGCGCTCTTAGTGCTAATTACAGTGACCTAGCTAATCAGTACACACAACTAGCTTTAGACCTTGAGCTTAACGGTAAGAAGGCTGGAGCTAGTGTGGGTGTAGTTGCTGGTGGTATTAGCATAGCTAGGGTAGATGCTGTAAGACAAAATACAGATCGTGTTCCACCATCCTTCCGTAGGGATAGATTCAAGAACCCACCAAGTTATAGTGGTGATGATTACGACTATAGTTAAGGGATAGGTCATGGCATTCTCAAGAGGTTATAACCTACTCAAGATGGTAGAGGAGTTTGGTGAACCACTTACTCTACGCAAGAAGACTACAGCAGGAACCTACGATCCTACTACTGGGTCAGTAACAGGTTCAGCTACAACCGACTACAGCTTTGAAGGTTACTTCTACAACTACGATCAAGGTATCATAGCTAATGTAGATGAGATCCGTAGAGGCACCCGTAAATGCGTAGTCCCAGCTTTAGGATTGGCAGTAGAACCCGATGACGAAGATCAGATTATTGGTAACGGTGACACAGTTAATGTTATTTCTGTTGTTACTATATTTTCTAATGGGGTCAAGATTTGTTTCTTGTGTGATGTGAGAGAGTAATGAAACAGATAGTAAATATCTCTCTTGAAGACAAGATAGAAAAATTTATAGAAGATGTTGTAGAAGATGATGCCAAAAATATTTTATATAGTCTAGCGGATGATGTTATATTTTGGTCTACACCTACAGTTGACACTGGCGCTTATATAACTTCTTTTTCATTTAATGTGGGTGCTGGTAGACCTAGAGGTAAAAGCTCTAAGAATAAGCCTAGAAGACAATCTCCTCAACAAAAGGCAGCAGAAGGTAGAGAAAACCTTCAGCGAGACATAGATAAACTTCCTGACTTAGTTAATAAAGAATCTGTACAACTTAGAAATGAAGCCCCTCATGCTCAAGTAGTTGAGGATAAGCATGGTTATAAAGTGTTTGCTAAAGTGAGAAGAGAGTATGGCTAGTATCTATAATGACATACGGGCAGCACTTGAGAACAAGTTAGCTAATACTGCTAATTTACCTACAGGTATAGCTTATGAGAATGTCTCATTTAGCCCAACTACAGGTATAAACTATTTACAAACATTCTTTATCCCGACATCCCGTAGACCCGCTGTAAGAGGTTTAAATCCACAGCAAAGGTATCAAGGTATCTTTTCTGTTAATGTTTATACCCCAGAAGGTAATGGCCCCGCCACTGCTGATAGCCTAGCTAATACTATCTTAGAGGCTTTTGAAGCAACCACTAAAATCTCCTACACTGGGGATGAAACAATAACTGTATCTATTGACTACGCTGAAAGACAGCAAGGTTTCTTAGATGCGCCTTGGTACTACGTTCCGATTAATATCGGATGGTACGTTTATAACAATTAGGAGAATACAACATGGCCTTCGCACAAGGTTCTCGTTCCAGCCTATCGTACATTGTGGAAAGCACATTTGGCACGACTCCTGCTGGTAACTTCACAAACTTACCCTTCAGCACACACTCTTTGAACTTAACTAAAGATCGTGTAGCTGGTACTGATATTCAATCTGATCGTATGCCTCGTGTTGATCGTCATGGCAACCGTCAAGTCTCTGGTGACATTGTAGCTGACTTACGTGATGCTGACTACGATGTATTCCTTGAGTCAGCCATGTTGAATACCTTTTCAACTAACGTCCTTAAAGTTGGTACTACACCTAAGTTCTTCTCTATTGAAGACTATGCTGCTGACATCGACCAAGCTCGTTTGTTCACAGGTATGACAGTTTCTACTATGGGTATCTCTCTTGCCCCTAACCAGATGGTAACAGCTACCTACGGTATGGTTGGTAAGGACATGACTATTGGCGCTACTGAGAAGACACAGGACGCTGCATCAGGTGCCGCTCCATTCGATGCCTACTCAGGTACACTGGAGATTGGCAATACTAATGGTACACCAGCTACAGCAGCTATCGTAACTGGTATGGACTTCACTCTGACTAACTCCTTCGCACCTACCTTCGTTATTGGTAGTGACAGTGCGCCACAGTTGGAAGTTGGTCGTGCAGAGATCGAAGGTACTATCTCAGCTTACTTTGAGGATGCAGCCTTAATCAACCGCTTCCTGAATGAGACTGAAACTGAGCTTGAGGTAACTGTGGGTGATGGTAGTAACACTATCAAGTTCGCATTCCCACGGGCTAAGATCAATAGTGCAGACGTAGGTGTAGATGGCCCAACTAGCCGTGTCATCTCTATGTCATTCGTAGCACTCTACAACACAGCAGATGCAAGTAACTTAGTTATTACTCGCTCTGCATAAAGTACCCTAGCTAGGGCGGGGAGGCATTGGTGTCGGGTCTGATGCTTCCCCTTTTACCCGACCCGACAACTTTTTACCCGAAAGGAAACTCGACATGGACTTACTAGATTTAACCCCGACCAGCGACACTGTAGATGTCACTATTGTACATCCTACTAACTTTGATGTCTTGAATAATGATGACGATACACCAATGGTTATCACGGTATATGCACCACACTCCAAAGAGTATAAGGCTGCTGTACACGAACAAACCAACAAACGTCTTAAGCAAGCACAAAGTAAGAAGAAGGTAGAGATTACAGCAGAAGACCTAGAGGACGCTACTTTAGACTTACTTGCCAAAACTACTAAAGGCTGGAAGATTACTTATGGTGGTTCTAAACCTAAGTTCTCTATCGCTAAGGCCAAAGAGATTTACGCTGAAGTATTCTGGATAAGAGATCAGATTGAGGAAGCAGTAGCTAACTCTCTGGATTTTACGAAGGCCTGATTGAAGAACTGGTTGACTACGCAGAGCATGAGTTCTCTATAAGTAGACCAGACAAGTCAGGCACATCAGAACGTGAACACTTAGAACAAGTAGAAAGGCAGACTGGACACAGACCAAAAGCATTAGATGGCCCCGACTTCCCATTGCTTATGTCTCATGTTTGGTCTGCCTTTATTGTATTAAACGCAAGTAGAACGATGGGGTTCTCAGGCCCAAACCCGATAAGTTATCAAGAAATAAAAACATGGAAGGAGCTTACAGATACACCATTGTCTTCTTGGGAAATAGAAGCAATAAAACGTGTTGATGTAGTCTTTATGGGTACGATGAATGGCTAGAGCAGATTTAAAGTATATTATCGGGTTTGAAGCTAATGATGCTTCGGTTGTTCAAGCCACTAGAGCCTTAAAGAAGTTGACCGACCAACAATCCTTCCTAGATAGGGAACTTAAGAAAGGCAATATAAGTCAAGGCGTTTTTAGAAAGGGTCAAAAACAATTAAACGACGAAATAAATAGGTTACGCTCTGCTACAAAACAGGGTGGAGATGCTTTAAATAAGTATATTACTCAAATGGATGCAAGCGGTAAAGCTACTCGCCGTAAAGAGATAGCTATGCAACAAGCTGGCTACCAGTTACAGGATTTTATCGTACAGGTTCAAGCTGGAACTAACCCACTTATAGCTTTTTCTCAGCAAGGTTCTCAGTTAGCTGGCTTCTTTGCTGGACCTTGGGGTGCTGCCATTGGTTTAGGAATTGCGGCTATTGGGGGTCTAGGTACTGCCTTAATGAATGCAGGTATTTTTGCGGATAGTACAGATAGAAAGTTCAAAACCCTAAAAGAGACAATAGATAGCCTTAAGAGTGCATCCATGTCAGCAGCAGAAGAAGCAGCTTTTATCTTTTCTGGGTTTGGAACTGTAGAAGAATTTAAAGCCAGTCAAGCACTAGAAGATGCACTCTTAGAGTTATCACAAAGAACTGGTGGAAAGATCAGCGCCCAAAACTTTAGAGACATAGATATAAGCAGTTTTTTAGGTAGGGCAGATATAGCGGGTGAATTTGGTGGTGCAGGTAGAGTACTAGAGGCTGCTTTTGGAACTGGTACAGTTGGGTTGCTTAAAAACGCACAAAAAGCTGCCAATGAATTAGATACTGCGTTAGCTGCTGCTAATGGCCTTGCTAAAGCTAGAAGAAAACAAGCTGCTGAAGAAGCAGAACTAGCTGCAATATCAGAGGCGGCAATGGAGGCTGTCATTCATGGACCGAAGAAGGCGGCAGAAGAGGCAGCAAAAGCAGCCGAACAACAGGCTCAAGAAAGAAAGAAGCTCTTAGAGACCTATAATGTAGATATAACCAAAAGAAGCGCTTTAATTGGTCTTGAGGGGGAGCAGTTGCTTCTGACAAAACAAAGGCTTGAAAAAGAGGCGCTATTAGCCAATCTTGCTAAACAAGGTTTAGACATAGGTGATTATGAAACACAAAAGTTAGTTCAGAAGTTAGGGTATCTTCAATCTGAAGAATTACGACAGTTTCGTATAGGTGCTGCTGAAAAGAAACGTATTGAAAACCAAAAAGAGTTAAATAAAAAACTACAAGACCAGGAAAAAATACAAGCTCAACTTGAAAGGCAAGCATCTGCCTATGGTCAAGCTATGGAAAAAAGTTTTATGTCTATGGTTGATGGAACTAAGACTGTAGAAGAGGCTTTTCGTGATATGGCTAGAGATATTGTAGCACATCTTTATAGAGTTCTTGTGATTCAAAACGCAATACGTGGATTTGGTGGTATTCTAAGTGGCTCCTCTAACCCTTTCTTATCCTCTATTGGTCAAGGTTTATCTACCTATGGAAATTTTGAAGGTGGTGGATATACAGGGAATAGATCAAGATCAGGTGGCTTAGACGGTAAGGGTGGCTTTATGGCTATGCTACACCCCAGAGAGACTGTAGTAGACCACACTAAAGGTCAGGGTGTTGGTGGCGACACGGTTACGATAAACCAAAATATCAACGTCACTACAGGCGTACAACAAACAGTACGTGCTGAAGTCATGGGTCTTATGCCTCAAATAGCGGAAGCATCTAAAGCTGCTGTATTGGACGCTAAGAGGCGTGGTGGAGCATTTGGAAAGGCGTTTAGTTAATGGCTATTAGTTACCCCAGAGATTTACCTACAGCTACAGGCATAGCTAATATTACGCTTCGTGCAGTAAACCAAACTGCTATGACTATGAGTCCATTTACTTATAAGCAACAAATCCACAATCATGCTGGTCAGAGATGGGAAGCTGAAGTTCAACTACCACCAATGAAGTATGAGAATGCTGAAGAGTGGATTGCTTGGCTTCTTAGTTTAAATGGTCGTGCTGGTACATTTTTAATGGGTGACCCTAACCGTCTAACAGCTAGAGGGGCTTTAGGTGGATCACCAGTTGTAAATGGAGCTAACCAAACAGGGTCTTCAATTTCCATTGATGGGTGTAGCAATAACATTACAGGTTGGATGAAGGCTGGTGATTATATTCAACTAGGTGCTGCATCAACAGCTACACTCCACAAAGTATTACAGCAAGTAGATACAAACGCCTCTGGTCAAGCTACATTGGACATCTGGCCTAACATGGTTACAGCACCAACAGATGGTTCAATAGTAGTAACATCAAATACAGTTGGTCGTTGGCGTTTAAACTCAGGTGAACAAGATTGGTCGATAGATAATGCTTCCTTCTATGGCATTACATTTGCTTGTGTACAGGTGATCCCATGAGCCGTAACCTTGAGCAGATACAAAACATTGTTGAGCTTGATGAAATATTCCCGTTCTTTGCTGTTGAGCTTATGTTTGACACAAGGGTTGTTCAGTTTGGTGGTCAAGAAGTTACATCTGAACCTTTATATTTCTGGACAGGATTAGGTGAGATTACCATTGGTGGAATAACTTACACTGGTGCTGGTCAGTTCCTGCAAATCTCAAGTGTCACAGAGACAGCAGACTTACGTGCAGCAGGGGCTACAGTAGTTATGTCTGGACTACCTACTGATATTATCTCTTTAGCCCTACAGGAGCCTTATCAGGGCCGTATAGCACGTATTAAGTTTGGCATGATGAATGCTAACAAAGCTAATGCTGTTGAAGAAGATGGTGGGTTATTTACGCTGGAGGATACTGGTGACTTAGATTTCTCAGAGGGTGATCCAGCAATCCTGATCCCGTTGTTTACTGGTTATATGGATCAGATGAACATCAAGGAAGGCCCAGATGATTGTACAGTTACCCTTTCAATAGAAAACAAGTTGGTTGACTTAGAGGTATCTAAGACCCGTCGATATACTTCTGAATATGCTAAACAGCGTGATCCTAATGATACTGCTTTTGACTTCATCAATGACTTGCAGAATAGACAGTTAAGTTGGGGTAGTTAATGCTTCCTAATTGGGAAATAGCTTTAGCGGAATATATAAATAGATGCTCTCGCAAACCTTTCAAATGGGGTGAGCAAGACTGTCTTACCTTTGCCAATACTGCTTATCATAAGATCAAAGGGTTTGGCTTCGCTGATGAGTTCTTAGGGTCTTATACGACAGCTAAAGGGGCAGCAGTAGCCCATGCTAGGTTCCTAAAGAAGACTGGCTACAAAGATATTATAGAGGGGTTTGATGATCGTATGACACGGTTGCAGACTAAATATCCACCAAGAGGAACTGTTGTCGCTAGGCCGCAAGAAGGTAACGAGTTTATACCTTATGCGTTTGGCATTATGGTTAATCAATACTGTGCTTTCGTTGGAAGTGAATATTTGATATTCTCTAAGCCAACCGATGACATGATGTTCTGGAGTTAATATGCCTCAGTTTATACTTCCAGCAGTGTTATCTACGGGCCTCCAAGTTGCTGTGGCTGGGGGAATAGGGGCTTTTAAATTTTCCCTTTTAGGATATTCATTTGCTGCGGGGATGCAATCAGTATTCGCCTCAATCCTCGCTAGTACAGCTATGGGTTATGCCCTTAATGCCCTTCAAAAACCTAAATCCACAGGAATATCATCTGGTGGTTATGGCATAAACGTCAATCAGATTGGGTCTACATTACCGACAGCAACTATTTACGGTGAAGCTAAAGTTGGTGGGGTTAATTTCTATCAGGAAGTTGTAGACACAGATATGCTTTACCAAGGCATAGCAATGGCAGACCATGAGATTGAAGGCTTCCAGAAGATCTTTATGAACGATGAAGAGATCACAGCTACAAGCGCAGGGTTTAATTCTAATTACCTACAGGTTGACACGACACTTCAGCTTAATGGTGAGACTAGGCAAGTTAATGGGTATTCGCAATACGCAACCAGACTAGGTACTTTAGATCAGGAATATGTGCCAATCCTTAATAGTGCCAATGATTGGGGGCCATCTAATCGTGCTAGTGGTGTTGCTTATCTCTTCTTCAGACATGAATACAGCAGAAGCTATTTCCCTAATGGGGTTCCAGTAATATCAGCCATAGTCCGTGGTAAGAAGGTATATGACCCTCGCACATCAACTACAGCATGGTCAGACAATCCAGCCATTTGTCTAAGAGATTATTTGTTGTCATCAAGTATAGCTGATGCTGATGAAATAGATGAGGATTTATTCACTACGGCGGCTAACATCTGTGATGAGATTGTTCCTTTAGCTGCTGGTGGTAGTCAGAAACGATATACTTGTAACGGCTCATTTACATCAGATGAAAGTGCTACAACCATAATCAACTCTATTCTTGCTACGATGGGTGGGATGATTTGGTATACGAATGG